AAAAGAACCCCTCGCATTACATACAAGGTTTAACCGCTCAGAAGGCTGATGCTTTCCAAGGTAGACATTCTGCTGGTGGTTTGTGCATCCTGTTTGACGAGGCATCAGGTATTGAACCAACCTTCTGGGAAAGAGCGGAGTCGATGCTTTCAGCAAGCAAAGAGAATTGCTTATGGTTTTGTATTTTCAATCCATACGATGCTTCATCACCAGCATACTTTGCTGAGAATTCGCCTGACTGGAAAGTGTTCCACCTCTCAGCTTTAGACCACCCTAATGTTGCTTTTAAAGCGGATCTTGTTCCAGGTGCAATCAACTATGAGTATGTAGAGAACCGCATCAAAAACGAATGCAGAACCGCTAGAGAAGGTGAGGAATCTGAGCCAGGGTTCTTTACCTTCAATGATCACAACTACATGGTTGAAGACCCGCTGTTTGATATTCAAGTTCTGGGAAGATACCCAAGCAAAGCTATCAACTCGGTATGGGGTGCTTTGGCACTTAAACAGATCCTTGATCCTATTCCGCTTAATAAAGATTGGGTGGTTCAAATCGGTGCTGACCCTGCAAGGTTTGGCGACGATAGATCCTGTTTAGTGGTCAGGCATGGATGCTGCATCATAGATGCAAAAGAATACCGTGGATTGTCAACTAAAGAGTTTGCAGAAAAGATTAAAGAGTATTGCCAAAAGTATGAAACACCAAGGCAATCGCAATTCAAAATACCTGTGCTTATTGATGAGGGTGGTGTAGGTGGTGGTGTGGTTGATAACAAAGGTGACTATATGTTTTACGGTATTAATTCATCTGGTGAAGCACCAAGGTGGCGGGAGTTTCCAAACATGAGATCCGCACTCTGGTTTGAAGCAGCAGAACTTGCAATGGAAGGCAAGGTTTCAATCGGGCATCTTCCGCTTCATATGCGTGAAAGGATGATGGAAGAGTTACGCACACCAGTATACATTGTAGATACAAATGGCAGAAGAGTGGTCGAGTCTAAGGACATGATGAAGCGTAGACTCAAGCACTCTCCTGACCTTGCAGATGCCTTTAACTTAGCTCTGATGTCGATTCCTCGGATTGGGATCGAGAAGGTGATTGGTCATTTATAACGATGTACATTGACCCAGCACCATTTGCATCTCTGCTTTTCCTGATTGAAATTTCACCGCAATCTTGAAGGTATCGAATTGCATCGTCAACCGATTGTCCGCTGTGTACGATCTTCCTGAGATGTCTTTTAGCATCAATCATCTTTACACCATACACATCTGGTTCGATTTCGTTTAGTGAATCCTTGATCATGTTTAATAGTTTGTCTGTAATTTCACCAAACTTTGTATCGCTTACCATAACTGTATTTGCGGTCTGTCTTTTATTAACTTCACGCACGAATTTAAATCCAGAAGTTACTCCAGCTAGCGAAATTGTGTCAGCGTTTATGTCCTGACTTAACTCCCACAGGCAAGCTATTTTTAAGGCTAACTCAGGAAGTCTAGCACATGAAGAAGCCTTTTCTTCTTCGCTGTTCTTCTGGTACTTGGAATACAGATCATCGTTTTCCCACACTTGAGTTTGAAAAAATTCTAACGCATCTTCATCAAGAAGAAGTATTTTTGAATCCCTTTCAATCTGGTTTAGTGGAGCATTTCCAAGTGCATCAAGTTTAGTGTCTGCCATGAATTCCTTGATCACTCCAGGCACAAGATTTTCATTCATAGCAATCAATCGTGCAGCAACTTCAACTAGGTATTCTGGAATTGGTTCTGATACTGACATACCCCGAAGATTCATTCTGCCTCGAATTGCAGATTGTAAAATTAGCAACCTATTGTAAAAACCTGACCGAAGCATCTTAGGCGATAAAGCTTTGAAATACTCTTCGGGGGTAGATGAAGTCATAATGGAAAGGAATGGATAGCGAATAAAATTTTCAGAATCAGCATCACCCGCTTTAGCTCGCCTCTTAATGTAGTTTGATGTGAACAGTTCTAGCATTGTTCCCATGACATCGTTGAACCTTGTGTCGCCAGATTTAGCTTTCTCAAGATCAAATGCACCTTCATCAGCCATAAGAAATTTCGGGCCTTGAATTACTTTTTCTTCAAGACCCTCTCTTGAACCTACCTTCGTCATCAGCAAGCTTGCGTTATCAATTTCCATACAGATTCTAGCGTTCAATTTTCGTGGAAAATCTTTGCCCGAAGCTGTCAGGCCAAGAACAACTATATACAAGTTAAGCTTTAGTTCATTCGGCCCCATGATGGATCGACCCACTAAAGCGGAGAACATACCTAAAGCAGATGCAGCAGCAATTCTCTTTTCTGGGTATAGTGCGTTCCTCATGCAGTAGTCAATGTAAGTGTCGATCCAACCTGGAAAAGAAATGGCATCATCAGGCACAATGTCTACGGTTCTAATTTGTTTAACTTTACCTGATCTCGTTGTTTCAAGAAAATCCCACCTAGTTTCGTTCACAGGTTCATCTTCAATTTTGTCTATTGAATACTTAGCAAAAACCTGTGCGTAAAATGTTTTCCACTCCCTGCTCCCTGGTTGCCATCCTCGACTCATACAGTAAACATAATCTTTAGTTAGTGGAATGTTTGGACTCAATCGCCAATCCAATGGGCTGAAGTTCCAATAGCGATCCATACCACCATTCTTGCACCCTGCAATTGCGTTAGGCTCTCGCCCTGACGAATCAGGATGCCACACCATGAAGTAATCATGCCTGACCTCAACTACTCGGTAAGAATCTGGAAGAATTTCGGGCCAAGAAGTTTCTGCTCGCCATTGATCAAGGGCAGTTTTTTTCCCTATCTCTTTGTACTGGTAAGGTTCTTTATTTAGCTCGATGAATCTCTTTGCTGCTTTTTGATCATACGACTGAGCAAATGACATAAGGAATTCATGTTCATCCGCAGTAAGCATTGGAATGGTTGCAACATCTCCATGAATCATTTTATATGGCTTAACTAATCCATCAATTTTTGAGACTGCCTGAGAATAGAATCCAACTACATATCCACCCGCCCCTCTTGTTTCGATCAACGGTGGAGCAATCTTTTTGGTCGATCCTTTTGCTTTAGCTTCGGCAAGCCATCTCTTGCCATTATCAGTAGACATTACTGCCAATTCACGGCACTTTGATTTACCTAGTGGCAAGTAGTAGAAAATGTGCAATCCTTCAGATGGGGTGGTTTCTACGCACCCACAGAGTTTGTCGTGTAGTTCTTTGCTGGTTGCTTCTAGGTCAGGCAAGAAGTCAATCGCCACTTTAGGGCAATCAATATCAAGGCATTCTAAGTCCTTTTCCTGACCCACAACTGGGCCACAGTTGATTGCTATCCCTGCTACATTTGCGTGGCTAAAATCTATCTCAATTTCAAGGTCTGATAGTGGGTTAGCTCTTAGCTCAACTATGCGGTTAATTCGCTTAATTACTGGGGTTTTATCTACCTTGGTCGAGAAGACCGATAATCCTTGTTTACGAACTCGCAACGCCTGTTTTTTTATTTCTTCCAAGGCACACCTATTCCTTTGATTTTGTTGTTAAATTAGTTAAGATAATGATGCTGGGTCTGCTTCCTCCCAGCACAGGGGGAGTGGTTTCACCCTTTCGCCATTCCCCCGCTTATTACTCGATTGCTCTGAAAGGAATAACTATCGATATGATAGTACCCCTTTTCATTTATGTGTGCTTTAATAGCAGTTGGTTTGGGAATGGTATCTAACCACTCTTGGATTTGCAAGCTTTCTTTATTCATGTTCCAATGCTTATCTGGTAAACCTTTTGCACCAACAGACTTAAGCCATTTCCAAACTATAAATTCTAATCCATGCTTTAATGAGTGATAGCATCGAATTAATTTGCCTTCGAGCGTTTCGTGTGTTTCGAGTATGCAAGGATCTGATGCTGGAGTCTTGCGATAAATTGTGTATCCAGTAGCTACAATTTCGTACTGCTTGGGTTGTCTTCCAGCAAGTATTTCGCCATTGGTTTGACTAGCAGAAAGTTTCTCAGGGAATAAAGATTCTTCTTCTTTTGGTTTGAAATAACCGCATGAAGGGCAAATGATATTGCCAACCCTGTGTATGAGATTGCATGAAGGGCAACGCTTCACTTTAGCTGCTGGAAGTTCAATGCCTTGAGCATCAACAACGATCTGATCGATGCAACCATGCCTGAGAGCGTTGTCACCGAAATCAAGTATCAAACAGTTCTCTTTATCTGGAGCAAGGCGAAATCCCCGCCCAACCATCTGATACCACAACCCCTTCGACATGGTAGGCCTCATTACCACAACGCAATCAATCCCAGGGGCATCAAAACCTGTGGTGAGAACTGCTACATTCACAAGCCATTTAAAACTGTTAGCCCGAAATCCATTAATCAAAAAATCTCTGATAGTTGAATTGGTTTCGCCTGTTATCATGTTTGCTGATTGGCCCTGCTTCTTTAATTCATTAAGAATCATTTCAGCGTGTTTAATCGATGAGGCAAACACCAATACAGATTTTCTTTCAGATGCTTTTACGATTGCCTCTTTAACGCTGGATTGAACAAGATCAGCGTTTTCAAGAATCGCATCAAGATCCTTAGAAAAGTATTCACCCGCTCTGATTCTGACATTCTTTAGATCAGGAGAATCACTTGTACCCATTGTTACTAATGGTGAAAGAAATCCATCATCAATCAAATCTCGCACCCCAATTGCATAGCAACAATTGTCAAATGTCTTTTCTTTATGACCAAAGATGATACCGCTCTGTAGTCTGTATGGAGTGGCGGTTAATCCAACAACTTTCACTCTGGAGTTAGAAATCTTTGCCTGAGATAAAAACTTTCGGTACATGGTTTCTTTGTTTTGGCTGATCAAATGGCATTCATCAATCATAATGAAATCCAGATAGCCAAAGTCAGCACCCTTTCTGTACACACTTTGAATCCCTGCAATCGTCAAAGGTTTTACTTCCCTTCGTTTCAATGCAGCGGAGTAAACCCCGATTGATTCAACAGGAAGACCTGTTGTGGTAGCGTAATGTGTACAAGTTTTGGATGATTGCTCAAGCAATTCTTTTACATGAGACAGAATCATTCCCCTGCAATTAGGATTGGCTTCAAATGATCGTCTGATTATTTCAGCCATGACTCTAGTTTTCCCGCCACCAGTTGGAATTACTATCACAGATGAATGCCCAGGGCAATCATTCTGGAATTGGAATAGCGAATCCACCGCATCTTTTTGATATTTTCTAAGCATTTGATTTTTTCCTTTTAAATTTAAATGAATTTGCTATTTCACAAGCTTTAATAGTACCTTCTTCTTGATCGCTTCCGTCATACATCATAAGGGCTCCAGGCCTTCCCCATTTTTCAAAACAATAAGAACATATTGAAAAACAATTTTCGCAAATTACATATTCATTAATATCTTCATTTTCACCTTCATTAATACACCCATGATTACGAAAAACCGCACCATCTAATCCACAAGTAATATTTTTAGGATCTGGCTTCCCTATTGCAAAAACAATATTAAATTTGGATGCAATACATATTTTTATTGCACTATCTGTTTCATCTGGGGTTAAAGCGTGTTTACTCACTATGATCAAAAAATCTTCTTCTAATGC